TACCAATTTAAATGTACACAGTAAAGAAGAAGTAGTTTCCCTTATCCAATCAGGTGGTACAGGAACAATAGTAAATGTAAGTGGTGGTGGTACAGGTGCGACAACAGCAAGCCAAGCTAGAACTAATTTAGATGTTTATAGCAAAACAGAATCTAACTTCTTAGCTCTACCTTTAGGTACACCAATTTGGCATAACGGTACACGATTAACGATAGATGATGGTTATGCATCCTATGACGGTCAACTTCTTAATCGAGCAGACTTCCCTAGTCTATGGGCTAAGGTACAAAGTAAATTTGTAGTTATTACAGATGCAGATTGGTTAGCAGATCCTAAGAAACGTGCTGCTTATTCTTCAGGTAATGGCACAACTACTTTCCGTATGCCTGACTTAAACGGCTTCTTAGCTGACTCTATTAAAGGCTTATTCCTACGTGGTGATGGTAACGGATCTATAGCAGGAGAAACAGTTCTTCAATCAACAATTCTTACAGATGCTATTCGAGATATTCAAGGTACGACACCTTGGAAATCCTATCTTGGAAATTCTGGTGGGGCTTATACGGACAATACATCAGTAACAGGTGCTTTTGTTTCAGGCACTCGTACTACAGGAGGAAATACACTGTCTGGCTCTTCTTGGAACTCTGTAAGTTCGTCATCAAATGCACCTATGGAGTTTAAAGCATCTAATGTCGTACCTACAGCAAACGAAAATAGACCTGTATCAGCAGTTGGTATTTGGATCTGTAGAGTAAGTACAGGAACAGCAGAACAAGTTTCACCTAATACAGCTCCAAGTCTAACAGGTGGTAATACCTGGGGAGGAAGTCAAAGTGTTCAAGGTAATTTAACAGTATCAGGAAAGTTAGAAGCAAATATTAAGCCTCTACTCAATGCTACAGGCGAAGCTCCTGTTTATGCATGTAGGGCATGGGTCAATTTTAAAGGCATTGATACAGTATCTATTAATGCAAGTGGGAACGTATTAAGTATCACAGATAACGGTACAGGTGATTACACAATCAATTTTGACAAACCAATGCCACATGCAAACTACTGTCTAGTAGGTACAGCATCACAAGGTAGTACTGCTTCAGGCGTAACTTCAGCAAATAATGTAACTGAATATAAAAGTACAAGTACAAGCCTAGCACTAAAAACAATAAATGCAGTACGCATAGCCACTATTGATAATAACCAAGATAGCTTCTTTGACTCGTTTACTGCAAACGTAGCTATATTTTGTTAATGAGATTTTTATGAAAGCAATATATATAAATAATGAAGGTATAGTATCCGTTGTACATCCAACAGAATCAGCTTTACAACGATACACAATAGAAGAAATAGCAACCCTTAGTATTCCGTTAAACGTACCATTTTGGATAGTAGAAGACAGTTTAATACCTACTGCTAGAGAGTATAGAAATGCTTGGGAGTTAGATCTAGATACAATTGGCGAACCTTCAGGATATGGAGGTCAAGAATGATTATTATTAATCCTCAGAAAGCAGTACAAATTAAACGACAACAGATGCCATCTTTAACTAAACGTCAATTTAACTTAGTACTGTATGACAAAGGACTATTAACTCAAGTTAAAGAACTGTTAGCTCAGAATGAACGTACTCAAATCGAATTTGATAATATAAACACAATATCTAGACTACATCCTACAGTTATTCAACTAACTCAAGCTTTAGCTTTAACAGAAGAAGAAGTAGATCAGATGTGGCAAGACGCACTACAAATAAAATAATTAGAAGAAGAATAATGATTAAAACAGGTGATATTTACTTATCAACTTTTTTATTTGGAATAGGGTTCGTTATCTACCTAGCTAAATCCGTTGCAACTTCAGATCAAGATACATGGAAAGTTACTGGAGCTAAGGCTGTACTTAACGGTATGACTAGCTTAATGGCAGGATCTATCTTGATTTGGGCTTCTGTACCTACTATTGCAGTAGTAGGCGCAGCAGCAGTACTAGGAACACTAGGATCTGAACTCGTTATCAAATATTTAAAGCGTCAACTCAACAAGAACATTAAAGATTTAAAACCAAACAAAGAAGAATAATAATGGGATACAAGCTCGGTACTAAGAGCTTGTCTAATTTAAAAGGTGTTCATCCTGACCTTATTAAAGTGGTCAAGAGAGCAATTGAACTAACCGAATGCGATTTTACAATTACTGAAGGACTTAGAACGAAAGAAAGACAAGCTCAACTCTTAAAAGAAAAGAAAACAACAACATCCAATAGTAGACATCTTACAGGTCATGCAGTAGATCTTGCAGCGTGGGTAATACCAGAAGGATCTGATAAAGGTACAATTTCATGGGATTGGAAGTACTATCATCAAATTGCAGATGCTATGAAAAAAGCAGCTTCAGAGCTTAAAGTCTCAATTGAATGGGGCGGTGAATGGAAGAAGTTTCCCGATGGACCACATTTTGAATTAACATGGTCCAAGTATCCTAAGTGACAAAACAGCCCTTACTTTTAACGAAGTAGGGGTTTTTCTATTTATAGAATGTTCATTATAAACTAAGATACTAAAATTGTTATTAATTTACATAAGATTAAATTAAATGATCCAAAATTATATTCAGGCAGTAAATGCAAAATTTATTACAGGTAAAACAACCGAACATAGCTTTCGAGGGGATCTGCAAAGTTTATTAGAGTCAATTATTGGCTCAGACTATATGGTAATTAATGAACCTAAACGTCAAACTTGTGGTGCGCCTGATTATATTATTGAGAAAAAAAGTATTCCTATTGGCTTTATTGAAGCTAAAGATATTGGTGATACAGACTTAGAAGGTAAGAAAAAAACAGGAAATAAAGAACAATTTGACCGCTATAAAGCGTCCTTAAACAATATCGTATTCACCAACTACCTGGACTTCTATTTTTATCAAGAAAGTGAATTAGTTGCTCAAGTTTCTATTGCTG